GCTTGTTTTAATTTTATTAATATTCATCTTATCTCCCTTCAATTTTATCCAATATTCTTGTTAGAATTTGTGCAAATTGTTCCCTTGTCACATGTTCTGTTGGTCTGAATGTTCCGTCCTCAAAACCAACAAGCAAACCCTCTGCAACACATCTATCTATTGCCGGCTTGCTCCATCTGTCTTTTTCAACATCTTTAAAATCCATATTTTCACCTCTCATTTTTTCTAAGATTTCTAATTTATCTGTTAGTGGCAAAATAGGTAATCCATAGCCTTGTTTAATATCATCCACATTCGGTAATTTGTAGCACAAGCTTTTCAAAATCTCAACACATTCTATCTGTGTAAAATCACCATATCTATTTAATAGCAAAGCTGTAGAACTTGCCAATGCTGGACTTGCCGCACTCGTACCCCTACCTCGTGCCATAAACATTGTAAAATCTACTTCGTTAGGAGAGCCATAATAAGATATTTCTATATTTTTATTTGCTTTTAATGTTGATGCACTTACAGCAATAGCAGTATTTTCTCTCGCCCACGCTCCGACGTCATCGCCTTCATTACCAGCTGCAACGAACATTATTATGCCTTTTCTCTTTTGTACATCCCTATAATATTCCAAGATTGTCTTTGAATAAGAACCTGTTTTCGATATTGTCATTATTTTTATATTATATCTATCAATAGCTTCTTCGAAATCCAGCACTTCTTCATTTACGTTAATTTTTACATACTTTATTTTATTTCCAGAAGTCGCACTCGAAGTCCATCCATTTAAAACAGTTGCTTCTGGAGCATAGTCTTTAATAACCCCAGTTGTCATTTGTCCGTGGTCAGTAAGACTTTCAGCATTAAATATTGTAATCCCCTTACCTTTATAGCCAAGTTCGTGATATTTTTTTACGTTTAAAAATTCTATCTGTCTTGCAAAATCTTTCTCTAATAATTCTTTGTAATTTTCAGCCGTATTTTCACATCCTCTACTATCTAATAATAAATCCCCACATATCTTTCTAGCCTAATGTATGTTTGCTGAAGTTGCTAACTTACCATCAATTCCAACAGCCACAAACATTCCTTGACCATAGCATACACCTCGTATATGAGAAGTACCAAAACTACTTGTCCTTTGGGTCCATGTAGTGCCATTAGTGGATGTTGCTAACTTACCACTATATCCAACAGCTACAAACATTCCTTGACCATAGCATACACCTCGTATATTAGAAGTACCAAAACTACTTGTCCTTTGGGTCCATGTAGTGCCATTAGTGGATGTTGCTAACTTACCACTTGCTCCGACAGCCACAAACATTCCTTGACCATAGCATACATAATATATATCAGAGGTATCGAAACTGCTCGTTCTTTGAGTCCATGTAGTGCCATTAGTGGATGTTGCTAACTTACCATCAATTCCAACAGCCACAAACATTCCTTGACCATAGCATACATTATATATAGCAGAGGTATCGAAACTGCTCGTTCTTTGAGTCCATGTAGTGCCATCAGTGGAGGTTGCTAACTTACCACTATATCCAACAGCTACAAACATTCCTTGACCATAGCATACACCTCGTATATTAGAAGTACCAAAACTACTTGTCCTTTGGGTCCATGTAGTGCCATTAGTGGATGTTGCTAACTTACCACTTGCTCCGACAGCCACAAACATTCCTTGACCATAGCATACATAATATATATCAGAGGTATCGAAACTGCTCGTTCTTTGAGTCCATGTAGTGCCATTAGTGGATGTTGCTAACTTACCATCAATTCCAACAGCCACAAACATTCCTTGACCATAGCATACATTATATATAATAGAAGTATCGAAGCTACTTGTCCTTTGGGTCCATGTATATCCTGCTAGAGGGATGTAGGTTCCAACTACCCCACCTATATTAACTCCCTCTTTAACATTTCCTGCACTTAAATTACTAAAACTTGCTGTTACTTCTCCACTTCCACTGTGATAACCACTTGGGATTGTATAACTTCCACCTTGTGTAGTGATGGTATTAGTTACTGTACCTCTATTTGGCATTGTACCGTCAACCAAACCATCTTCTGTTCCAATAGTCTTTCCTTGCAACACATCTGAGGCTGTTGCTGTCCCATACTCACCCCCTTCACCCAATAATTGAAAATTTGAGCCACCATAGGCCAAGTGACATATCTGGCCTGCCTTTATATTACCAGCGGCTAAAGCATTACCATTACTTTTAACAATAGCTTTAGCGCCTAAACCATTAATATTTAATGTAGCAGGACCTGTATTAGCATTAATGAATTTAACCCTAACACCCAGTCCTTCGAATAAACTCTCGACCTCAGTAATAGTTGATACATAAGTATCAGTTCCTGAGGCAGCCCCATAGTAAGTCCCAGGCCCAGGGTCTCCCTGAATACCTTGAATACCTTGTTCTCCTTGCGGACCTGTTATATCGGATGTGGTTACTGTTAATCCATCTCCATAAGTTATAGTTAATGTTCCATCTCCATTATCTACAATATTTGTTATACCTGGACCACGCTCGCCACTGGCACTGTAACTACCTACTTTGCCTAATACTAAATAAGTCCCTGCAAGACGAACTAACAACACCCTGTCATTTGCTATTGGACTGTAGTTTATAGTTTTATATCTTTTTACGCTAACTGTTGTTTCTCCATCAAATAGTATTTTTGGGTCACCACTAACATAACCAGGGTCTATTTTCCCAAGCTTAAAGACCTTTTCTTCATCATTTTTTAATATGTTTAAAAATTCCTCTGTGTTTATCATATAATCACCACTTTTCTAACTTGATGTTGCATCATTGCACCAGCCTGTAACGGCAGCGTCCAATTCGTTTCGCTATATTTTCCAACTATCCCTAATTTGCTATATTCTAAATTCATTACATCTGAATAACTGTGATGTGGCATTATAGCTGTCTCAAAATTTATGTAGCCATATACTTGACTTGCATTATTCGCTATCCTTTGTACATAGGCATCAAGGCTTTCTTGGTCAGCAATATTATCCACCTCTCTAAAATCTACAATAGTTCTGCCCCTTGATACAGTGCTTGTTATGCTGTCGGGATTGTCATTTGTGTATACGCTCGATAATGGCTCTAATTCTGGATTACTTAACACCGCAACCCATTTATTCGGCACATTAAACAAATCTAATTCCTCTGTCATGCCATTCGCTAAAATTGACATATTATCATCTTTGTAAGTATATTCAGATACCCTATCCGTTGGACTACGATATGGACTACTTACAAAATAACCATATTCGTCAACTATAATCTGTGTATAATTTATCTCACTAAGTAGCTTATTTATAGCACTTAGTTTTGTTGTCCCTATCTCAAATTCCCTTGCTGTTGATAGCACTTTGTCTGTAGCTTGTATATTTATTTTAGCTATTCCTGCACTCGTTAGGAGGCTCTTAATTGCCGTTATATAGTTAGTTCCTATAGATATGGCATATCTGTCCGTAAACTTATCATCAATCAGAATTTGGCTTAAATCGTAAGCCTCAACCTCTCTTGTTACGATAACATTGTCAGTTTTTTTGGGACTGCTTAATATAAATACCCCAAGCGGCCATTCAAGCCAATCCAATCCCAATTTTAGCATAAAGAAAGGCTGAATACGGTCATTCAACCAATCAATTGAGTTATCATCTTTAATGGTAAATCTCGCTGTCCTTTTTATATCCGCAAAAGCTGACATGCTCACTTCACCATCTATTACAGTTGTTAGAGTTTTCTTGTAATTATCATTTTTATCCAAGAGGTCATAACGGAATTTTATCTGTCTTGAGCCTGTTTTCATTTGTAAAACATCGATAACAGTTTGTCTTGTATGCCCTTTTTGAGCTAACTCTTGCATTTATATCACCTCGTCATAATCAACTTGTTGCAAGGTGAATGATACTGTCCACCAAGTACGAGGACTTTCATCCGCTATGCTTAGATTATTTAAAGTACCAAATAATCTTTTACCTCGCCTATCTCTATAAATTACGGTCCGTTTTGCGTCATAGATTTCAATCAATTTATCCAATTCTGCTTTATCCCTGATTGCAAAACTATTAGGGATGTTATTATTTTCATTCTCACTAAAATCCGTCACTGCAAATCTGCGTCCTGCAAAATAGTTAGATACTGAATTATGCTGTCTATTGTCTGACTTCTCTGGGTTCCATTTTAGCTCAATCCATTTGTTATAATCTGTAGTTAATGCAAGCTGTGTATGCTTTACTACTACACTTGCAACTGTAACTTCACTGTCACTGTAAGTGCCATTTTCTCCCCATGCCCTAACTCTGTAACTGTATTCTTTTTCACTTTCCACTGTATAATCGGTAAATGCACCTATAATACCAGTGGCTATTCTTTGCCCATCTCTAAATATGTCATTATGCGTTACAACTGTTAGCCCCTCGGGATTAACTATGTTTAGAGTTATACTTGCCCTTGCTGTATCTATAGTTGCTGTTACAAGTGGTATCTCTGGCGGGGTAAAACTGATACTAATTGATTGCACTGCATAACTTGACCATATCCCGCCGCTATCCTCTATTCGTACCTTTACTGTGTAGGTTGAGCCATTAACTAAATCTGCCCCTACAGTAACCGCTTTGTTGCTGCTTGTTATTTGTCCACTATCCCATACTACCGCATTAATGCTATTTAAAATCTGGACTTGATATTTTACTTGACCTATGCTCGACCATTGAATTGTCGGTCTTGCAACATTCCATGTATCGGCACTCGTTATAGATGGGGCATTACTTGGTGCAGCTGCTGTAAATGTTACTTGGTTACTGTATGGACTTGCTAACCCTTCCTGGTCGTAAGTTCTAACTCTCCATGTAATTGTACCAACAGGAAATGTATTAGCTGCAAAGTCGCTATATTGATTTGTAGATATTTTTGTTACTGTCGTCCAAGTTTGCCCACCATCAGAGCTCCACTGCAGGTCAAATTTAGACTGTGCATCTGTATCGTTGTGTGTCCAGCTTAGTCTCTTGATTTCTGTCCTATCAATTATTTGACCATTAGCAGGTGCAAGGTTTGTCGGTACTGTTGGTGCTTGGTTATGTGCTATTGTAAATACACCATCACTAACATCCGATGTACCTGTATTGTTCCCGTCAGTAGGTGTAACTCTTATCTTACAAATACTGCTTTCTAACTCATTTGCAAAATCATAACTGTAGCTCGTAACCCCTGCGTTAGTCGTCAACAGTGTTTTCCACGTGTTCTCATTGTCTGTGGATAATTCTATTTTTGTTTTTAATCCACCAGTGGAAGGTGTCCAACTAATGTCAAACCCTTCATTTATAGTTTCCGCACCGTTTGGGCTTAATAAAATAATACTCTCATCTAATGCAATCTTTTCATACCAATAATCCCCACTCGCTCCGTTGTCAGGATAAACTCCGTCCTCGGCACTTACAACTTCGATAAAATCACTTTTGACCATATGTTGGTATATAGTGTAGCCGGTTTTTAGGTCATATTTTGTATCAACGGTTAATTCAATATCATTGCCATTTATAGACTTAACTGTTGCGCGCCTTGCTGATTTTGCAGACACTCTGGCATATACTCTATCTCCTACTTTTAATCCTGTAGTGAAGGTAACTTGGTATTCTGCATTTGCTGCAAAATAATGGCCCACTCCCGCCATAGCATATTTGCTTTTACCTTCCGCAAGATACATTGTGCCTATTACATTTATAACTTTCCCTATATCCCCTTGTAATAAATTGCCACTTAAAATGGTGTTATATGTTGAGCTACTTGACCTTAATACATTGATTTTTCTGTCAGAATATGCATTAGGGCTATTCGGAGATGTATTCCAAAACATATCGTAAGTATATTTATTATAAAAATATTTAGCCATCCATCACACCCCCTGCCTTGCTGTCTGCTTAATGCCTGTAAATACTCTTACTACGTCGGTAAAATCTTTGATATTTTTTGCGTCTATTGTGACGTGGAAAGTATCTCCGACGCCTTTTAATTCGCTATTTTGATTATAAGGATTATATTGTGCCGGGATTATAGCCTCACCTTTGTGTATTAAAGCCACTTGATCTTCGGTAACGAATGGAGTTCCTACGGCATACCCTTTCATTTTTTTAAACATTTCAGTAGCAACACTTGTGTCAACAACTAAATCTCTACTTATTCTATTTATCGCATCCTTGTTAGCTTTATAGATGTCATCGTTTTTTTTCTTTGCTTTATTGTTTCTTTCTCTTCTCGTATCATCGTCTTGTGCATCAAAGTTTGCTATTCTCCTTGCAAGTCTGTCCAATTCACTGATGGAACCTGTAACCGTATCACTAATAGAGCTTGCTATCGCTGACATTGCATTTAGTGGTTTATTTGCATTATTCTCAATTCCTTGTGCAAGTCCTTCATCAATATATTTTCCATATTCAGCCATTAATGTTGATGGCGATTCAATACCAAAGAAATTTTTAATTGTATCCCCGATTCCTTTTACAAAACCTGTAACTTTTTCACGAATCCAATCAGTTAAAGAATTAATCCCGTTCCAAAGCCCTGTAACAATATCTATACCCATTTGCATCCAGTTAGTTTTTGTCACTATATCTGCTAAGCTTGTATATAATTGAGGTATGAATTGTAATATTTTTGGTATACCATCCACTAATCCTTTTACTATGGCATTAATAATCTCAGGCAACCTATTAATTAGCTTTGGTAGTGCATCAATCAATCCGCTTGCTAATGCTATTATAATTGCAATAGCAGCTGGTATCAGTATAGGCAATGCATCTATTAGCCCATCAGTTAAAGACAGCATTAGTGTTATGGCACTGTCTATTAATAACGGGATATTGTTTATCAATGTATTTGTAATTGTCTTTACTGCATTTACAGCTACCGGTATTAATGACGGTAGTAATTTTATCAAAGTATCTAAAACTTGACTAAACAGACCTGTTGCCGCGTCTAATAATTCAGGTAACAAGTCTCCAATTGCCGGTATTACAGCCGAAAATATTTGAGGAAATGCACTTATTATATTTTCTATTACAGGCATTATATTTTCTAAAACCGTGTCAAATGATGTTATTAGATTTTCTGTTAGTTTTCCAACATCCGCATCAGCATTCCCAAATCCTGTGATTAAATTTTCAAAAGATGCCTTAAAAGCATTCAAAGAGCCTTCAATAGTTTCTTCCGCTTCTAACGCTGTGGCTCCGGCTATTCCCATATTTTCTTGAATTATATGGAGTGCACTTACAACATCGGCATAGCTTGATACATCGTATTCAATGCCTGATATAGCTGTTGCATCTGCTAACAATCTTTCCATTTCAGTTT